GATTCCGGCTCGCTTGTTATGGAGCTGTCTGGAGAGCATCGGGTTCCCTATTATGATTGGAATGGAAAGTTCCAAGTAAAGACTGCCGCACAAATAGCCAACAAACCCTTCGAGGGAATAATACCAACAGTATTCGCTGGCCCCAAAGAAGATACCCTTGATATGTCTGATGACCTTATTCGCCTTGCAGTAGTGATGCATGCCGATGGCCATTACATAAAAGCAAGCAATAAAGCGTCGATTTGTGTTCACAAAGAACGCAAGAAAAACAGAATACGGCAATTATTGGCTTCTCTTGGCATCGAATATGTAGAGAAAAAAGCCAAGGATAGGCCAACCGAGGTAAGTTTTTACTTTGTTTCCCCGTATCGCGGCAAGTACTTCACTGGTAAATGGTGGAGTGCATCTCGTCGTGAACTTGCAATAATAATTGATGAGTGCTTGCGTTGGAATGGATGGACGCAAGATCCAGATGGATGCGCAGAGACAAAGTATTTTTCTGCCTACAAAGAAAATGCGGAGTTTATCCAATACGCTGCGCATACTACTGGCCGTAGGGCTATTGTTGGTGAATATGTAAGCGAGTATCCGGAAAAATGGAAGCAAGCATACTATGTTCAAATATTTAGCTGGGAAAGTTACAAAAATTACGCAACTATCAATTGCGATACGACTAAAATATCTACGGTAAGTTCCGTTGATGGCAACAAGTATTGTTTTGCTGTTCAGTCTGGGTTTTTTGTAGCAAGATGCGAAGGCACTATTTTTATAACCGGCAATAGCGGTAAGTCAAGCGGTTGTGTCGCAGAGATAATTGACGTTGGCATTTCCCAGGCCCCGGATCAGAACAGAGTTCGTCGTACCCGTTGGGCCGTAGTAAGATCTTGTTATGACGACATTACTGAAATCCTTACGGAGCGACGAGGATGGCAGTTATTCAAGGATCTGCTTCCAGAAGATAAAGTTGCCATGCTTGATGGCGATACGCTCACTTTTACCAAGCCTACCTATTACTTCCAAGCCGACTATAACGGCGAGATGATCGGGTTCCAGAACGAGGGGATTGACTTCTGCGTTACTCCTGATCACAAGATGTATGTTTCAATGCGTAACGCCGGGAAGAAGATTTGGCAGGACTATTGTTTTCGGACCGCTGAAGATGTTTACGGCAAAAAAAACATGGCTGTCAAAAGAAACGCGGGAAAGTGGCAAGGGTCTGTTCCATCCTATTCAGTTGCGTTTTGTGAATGGCTTGGGTTCTGGACAGCGGAGGGATATGCATCGCTGAATTGTCATGGTGGACATGAACGCAGGAAGTGTGTCATAACCAACAAGAACGATCAGGATTATGTCCGGAAGCTGTTTATTGACGCAGAGATCCCATTTGATGAAAGCAAGCGTAAGAATGGCGGGGTAAACTTTGTAGTCCGGGTCAATGAGCAAACAAAGCCGATTATTGATATGCTCATCCCGTTGTCCGGATCCGGCAACAAGCATGTTCTCCAATGGCTTAAAGACTCCCCTCCCGAATACATCAAAGCATTTATCAAAGGATACCTTGCTGGTGATGGCTCTCGTTGCAATAATGGAACCATTGCCGCCACAACCGCATCAAAGCAACTTGCCGATGGCATCCAAGAGTTAGCTCTCCGTGCCGGAATGGTTGTGAATGTGACAAAAAGTCTTAAACGTGGAGCGATGGTTACTAGCGGAGTAGATACAAAGCAGAAATGCGATATTTACAGGATGGTGTTTTTAACAGAACACAAGTATGAACCAATGCTTACTGTAGGCGGATATGCCAAAAAGTATTCCGGATGGTATCGCAAGCAGTATAGCGGGAAAGTATATTGCGTAGAAGTTCCTACTCACGTTGTCTATGTTAGACGTAATCGTAAGGCTTTTTGGTGCTCTCAGACCTATCGTCAGCTCCTCGATACTACTATGGAAACCTTTTTCCATTGGCTCCCGCCTGAGCGTTTTGGTGTTTACAACGTAACTAACTACACATACAACATCAACAAGATAGCCTTTGACGACGGCACAAAGGTTGACATAGAAATCATCTTCCGTGCCTTGGACAAGCCCGAGCACGTACGCAATTTGCTGTCGCTGGAGCTTACCGGTGCTTGGTTCAACGAAATAAGAGAAACTCCCAAGATCATTGTGGACAACATGGAAGGCCGGGTGAACCGTTTCCCAAGCAAAATAGATGGTGGCGCAACCTGGGCTGGTATCATAGCCGACACAAACCCTCCGGATACAGACTCCTGGCTCTATAAGTTCTTCGAGGAGAAAGTGGCCAAAGATCCGGAGCTACAGCGCAAGTACGTATTATTCAAGCAGCCTTCAGGACGTTCCGATCAAGCCGAAAACCGCAAGTATCTCCCCGACAACTATTACACCAACATGGCCATAGGTAAAGACCCTGAGTTCATCAAGGTCTATATAGACGGAGAGTATGGATACATACGCGATGGTAAGCCGGTATTTGCCAACTATGTAGATTCTATACATTGCGCCGAAGAAACGATCATGCCGATAAAAGGTCTCCCTGTAATCATTGGCTTGGACTTCGGCCTATCTCCTGCCGCAGTTATATGTCAATATCTGCCCAAGGGCCAGTTCAACGTAATCCACGAATTTACTTCCGAGGAAATGGGAATACGCAGGTTTTTCAATGAGATAATCAAGCCATACGTCTTTGCCAATCTCCGTGGTTACGAGATAGTAATCGGCGGTGATCCTGCCGGAGTCAGAAGACAGGATACAGATGAGCGTAGTTGTTTTGATGAACTTAGGATGTTGGGTTATCCTGCCACTCCTGCCCATACCAATTCTTTTCTGGCCCGGTATAATGCCGTAGATGCCTTTCTCACCAAGACCATAGAAGGCAAACCGGCATTTCAGGTTTCTCCTTCATGCGCCATGTTGCGCAAGGGCTTTAACGGCGAGTACAAGCTCAAGAAATACCGAGGTTTGGATGAAAAGTTCTCGGAAGTTCCGGTCAAGAACGAGTATAGCCATGTTCACGATGCCTTGCAATATGCTTGTATGATCGTGGATCGTGCTCTCATTGTAGAGAAAACCAGAAACCCTCAATCTTTGAGATACAGCAAAAAGCCGGACAGAAGCAAACGTGCAACATTGGCCGCATGGACATAGGAGTAGATAATGAGATTGATAAACAACAAGCAGATAGATGCAAATGCCGCTGAGGAAAACAGGCTGATGGGTATTATGGAGAATGAAGCTGCATCCCCTACTCTCCGGCACTCATTGATTTCCACTTACATCAGGCATTGCTTTGATGCAGCAAAGAGATACAAGGAGCAGGGCGCAGAGTTGAGAATTCTGGGAAACATGCGCCAGATAGAAGGCCAGTATGATCCAGAGAAGCTTGCCAGCATTCGCAATACCGGTGGGTCCGAAGTATTCATGATGATTACCGATGCAAAGTGCAAGAATGCCAGCTTCTGGGTCCAGGACATTTTATTCCAGCCCGGTCAGAGACCATGGGGTATTGAGCCAACTCCCATTCCCGATCTTCCTGATGATGTGAAGCGTTTTGCTGCCGAGTCTGTATTCCAGAATGTCATGATGTCAATTCAGCAAGAAATCATGGCTTCTGGTATGCAACCCGACGTGAACTACATAGAACAGCAAGTGGCCAACGCCATGCCCGCTGTAGAGCAAGCCGTGAAGGACGAGATCATAAGGATAGCCAAGGATAAGGCTAAATCAGTAGAACAAAGCGTAGATGATAAGCTCACAGAAGGCGGGTGGTATGCGGCCCTTAAAAAAGCCATTCCCAATATCATCATGCACACCGGTTTCATCAAAGGACCGATCAACAAGAAGCGCAAGGCGGTGAAGGTAGTTACCGGCCCCAATGGTCAGCTTTCCAAAACAGTTTACGAAGAGATATATCCCGCTTGGGAATCAAGACATCCGCTCTACATTTATCCTGCGCCCGGATCCACAGACATAAACGACGGATACTTGATTGACAGGGTAAAGATGACTCCGATAGCTCTCCAGGAGCTTATTGGCGTATCCGGCTACAATGAGGAGGAGATACTTGCCGTGCTCGAAGAATATGAAGGCGGCAAGCTCTATGAATGGCTCCAGGTAGATCAGGACATTGTGGAGATTAACGAAGAG